AGCAAACAGATTTTCTCTCGGCAGAGTATTGCCGCCGTAACCACTCCTATCATCCAAGTCGTTTTCGGCATATACACTTTGGTTGGTGTTCACTGAGTCTGCGTTTATGCCTCTTGGTGTTGCTCCTGCCCCGTAGAATTCACTGCCCACATTCTGACCAGGATCAATGACTTTTGTATATGTTTCGCCTGTTTCTGGATTGATTGCTTTAACTGCAACACCTTGATTTTTGTAAGTGTAATATATTTCGCCTGTTTCTGGATTGATTGCACTAACAGTTTCAATGTTTTGTGTGGGAGATTTTGCTGTAGGACCGCCGGAACCGGTCCATGAACCTACTACATTTAGAACGCCATCAGTCACATTGTCTATTGCTTGATTAACTGATCCAGTTAATGGATTTAAAATCGTCTGTACTCCGTTGTTAGCTAGCTGGCCAAACTTGATGCCTGCTGCAGCGCTGAGGCTGGCGGCCACTTTTTGGCCTATTTTTGAATCGCCCAGGAAAGTGCTATTAAGTGCTTGATACAATCTTTGCCCAGCAAGGCCGCCAGCAAGGCCGCCAGCAACTCCACTTGTTGTGTTAACTATATATGCTCCCGCAGTGCCACCGGTTGTATAAACAATCCCTGTTCTAGGATCAGTGTATGTTTGAACTTGTGTGGGCGGAACATTTTGTCCTGCTGCAATAAGATCTCTGGTATTTTGCGGCGCATTAACTGCTCCTGTGGAGTTCGTGCCCGGGTAAACTTGCAACACCTTACTCTGGTCTGAGTCGTAAATTACCCTGGTTCCATCCAAGTATTCGTATTCAGTTATACTTTTTCCCGATTCATCGGTACTGGGTGTGATGTATTTTAAATTCTCGCTTAGATTATTTGGATTATAAGTTCTACTGGAAGTGGCCACAGTTTGAAAGCTACTGACTGTTTCTGTTCCGTCCGCAGTTTGAATAAATGCAGTAGTCTGACCAGTCACTGGCTGACCTTGTGCATTTACCTGTATCGTGCCATTGGTCGACTGCACTTGGAAAATTGTGGGTTGCGGTGGTTGTCCTTGCTGACCGGATCTGATGTAATTATCTAATAATCCCGCAGAGGCAGAGGCTGCGGCTCCAGTAATTACTCCTGCGGCAGCTCCGCCAATAGTTACCCCGCCAAAAGGACTGCTTATGGCATAAGGATTAGCATTAACTAGTGCGCCTGTGCTGCCGTACACTTGACTGCTACCCAATGTACTGTTATTTGTGGGTACAAATATTGAATTCAATGCACTGTTTAGCACTGTGCCCACAATTTTTCCTGCATATTGCCCTAAAATTGGTTTGACCACACCTGACAAATTAACGCCCTTGCTTTGGTTATACAATTTATACATGTTAAGTATATTACCCAATACACCAGCTCCACCTGTATTGCCGTCTGGTCTATATAAATCCCTGGATCCATTGGTAATAGCGCCCAATATGCCGCTATTGGAATAGATGTTAGTGGTGCTGGTGCTGATGGGACTTTGCACATTATCGTAGTGCAATATACCAAAACCATTAACATCAACTGCATTTACATAGCCTGTTCTATATTTGACAGTTTCGTATGCCAGCGTCATTGTGTGTTCCAAGATGCCATCCCCCTGATAGGAATCGTGGTTGCCGTGTCGCCATGCAGTGATCATTGGATTTATAAGAACATACTCTGTAAATCTTTTGTTATGTAAACTAAAAATAGATATCGATTTTAAAAACGGATCTAGTGTTAAGTTTCGAGGACTGAATCCCCATCCGGTTTTTTGTCTAAGTTCATACACACCTGCCTGTTTATGTGCAGTTCTATACACATCCGGCATCATGTTGCTAGAGGCATAATCGCTATCTCTATAATAGAATGTGTAGTAATCGTTCCAAAACGTTGTTATCAAGTCTGCTGCATCGTCGTGGAATGCAATATTAATGGGGTCGTACGCTAGACTAGTTTGAATTATGTTTTTTCTATTATAGGAATTGAGTGTTTTGGTGCCTAAAGTAAATTTTGGTAAATCTACTCTCTTAGCTAGCATCCCATTTTCATATTGTTCTATTAGTGTTTGAGTGCTAATACCATCAGGCGCAACCAAGGCTTTTAGCGCACTAGATATGCTGTCAAATGCCGATGTGTTTACATTTATGACAACATAGAATAAAAAAGATTGCTTGGGGGCAAGTCGATAATTGTCGGCCAAGAATAGCTTGGTGGCGTGATCATACGGGTGTGTTTTTACCCCGCCGCCAATTGGTTTTAGATCTGCGTTATATAATGAGGCCATACAGATATTTATTCAATAAAAAAGCCCGCCGAAGCGGGCTATAATAAGTTTCATGGTTTAACCAGTAATCGCTCTTGTTGGATTGAACTGAGTAATACCTGCATTGCCGACTCCGCCTGGGTTGGTGGTTTGTAGTGCATTATCGTAACGAATAGCACATGTGATGGTAACAGGATCGTTACTACCATAATCTAAATCATTATAATTTACTTCAGTTAAGAAACAACCGTATAATTCCCATGTTTCTAGCACTGTGGGTTCTGTTGTGCCGTTGGCACCGTCAAGTAATTCAATACGACTAATAAATTTATAATCAATGCCTGAACTTGCGCTAGCTTGTTCCATAAAATCGTATTGTTTTTGTAGTTGTTCGCCAATCAAACGGCTTACGTTACCACCTGCGTCATCGCGGAATGTGACAGATGTTGTGGTCCATGTTGGTCGACCTGCAAAGTAAATTTTACTGTTATACACAGGAACTTCGATTGGATCAAATGTCACTTGTGGGCGAGCAAATGTCATGATTTGCTTGGTTAATTCAGTCCTTGGATTGGATACACCAAAATTCTCAAATAGTCCGCGAAAGCGAAATTTGAGTTTGGGCATAAGTAAACCTTGTGTGGTAGCACTTTGATTGCCACCCAAGGGCACTGTGAATCGTGTTAATGATGAGACTGCCATATTTTATGCTCCTGTTCCTACGGCTGTTGCGCTAGCTAGATTGCCTGCTTGGATTTCACCAGGGTTTTTCAATCTAATTGGAATGTATATAAATTCAACATCTTTAGTGGGTTGAATTGCAACGTCTACATACAATTCATTTCTGGCAATACGCTCCGGTGTGTTGTTAGTACCGTCGCAAACTACTAGATAGTCTGTTAGTCCGCGCTTTGCAACTAAATCATTTAGCAAACTAGAAACTATTGCGCTAATTCCGTTGCGTGTGATCGGATCGTTTGGTTCAAACAAGAATGGACGAGCTAGTATGTTCAATTGACTTCTAATATAGTTAACTAATCTTGCAACATTGATTCTGTCTAACGCACTTGGAGTTTCACTCAGCGTCTTTTGACCGTATACAACCAATCCTGTGCCAGGTAAATTGGTCAAAGGATTAATTTTGTTTGTATACATAACATCGCGTAAGCCTTGAGTTATGCCAACACTGATAAACTGACCACTTTCTGCGTCCACATATCCGATTGCATTTAAGTTGTCAATCAGGCCGCGGCGTGTGCCGGCCGGTGCTAGCCAAGGATAAGAAATATTATCACTCTTAATGATGCTGCGTAGCAATGCATGACTTGCTGGGACCACAACTGAATTTCCGTTCAAGTCATTTGTTTGTCCGCTCGGGTAGTATACACCAACATAAGGGTTAATAGTGTTGAGACCGTTTTCGCCAGTTGATGTAACACCACCTCCATTATTAGCCCAATCTTGGATGTCTGTGCCAGTAGCAGGTAATCTTAATGGAGTATCTGCTATAATAAAGGCTGTGTTGTCCTTGTCTGCATTTAGTGCAGTCATATTAGGTATCAACTCTGGATAGCCTGGGCAGCAAATCAAGTTGAAGACGTTTTGATCTTCACGCAGCGATGTGCCACTGTCGATTGCACTCTTTAGTGCGCTAACTACTACGCCACGTTGGGCTTTTCTACCAAAGTTAGGTAAGCCGTTGTCACTGAAACCACTGACTGATACCCAAGTTGCTTGCTCTGTTGGTAGGCTTTCGTTTGGATATGCAGCACTTGTGAAGTATGCAGCCTTATATTGTTTGACATTATATCCGCTTGCTCGTGTATTGAATAACATGATACCACGTGGATACAGCGTTGCATCTGGTGCATCTAAGTCCACATAGTTGCTTGATCGCAATGCGCTGATTGTTGGAATAGAATCTGTTGCAGGGTCTACATTACCCGATGGCGCCCAGCGAGCATCTGCAAAGATTATACCGTTTTGACTCACAACATCTGACGTGTCGATTAATACCCACTGGTTGACTCCAGAGACAGATTGCCATCTGTAGATCTTGGGATAGTTTTCCAAATCTGCAGAGTCTAGCCATAAGTCGCCGTAAACCAATGGTGTACCGTCGTCTTGTTCAGTCGGTGCAGTTGTGCTAATAATGGGACCTGTACTATTCGTTTGAGTCAGGTTGTAACCTCTAATGTCAGCTGTTACGTTTCCGTATCCTGCCCAGCTGGATCCAGTGCTAATCATTATGTCAACACGTCTAGGAGTATTGTAATACCAATAAACATCGTTATCTGGTGCCACATATGGCTGTGAAGCACTCACTGTGTAGCCTTCCACACTCAAGGGTTCAAAATTTGTACATAGCAATGTGGTATCGCCTGTCACTGCGCTTGCATACACATTGGTTGCACTTGTGTTGATACCAACGTTTGCTAGTGCAGTGCCAACTAGATCTTTCACGAACATCTCGCCACCCAGTGCATGTGTTAGGGTAATTTCACCTGTGCTCAGTTGACCTGCTGTAACGTTGGGTATGGCCGCGGCGGAAACTGCACTAATAAAGCCATTGATTGAGGCTGTTGCAATAGTAACATTGTATGTTGTTACATTGGGACTGGTTGCAACTGGTCTTGTTATCACACTGAACGTTGCACCTACATTGGCCGCAACTGGCTGAGATAGACTTCCTGTTACCACCAATGCGCCAGCATTCTTTCTTCTATATAAAACTTCCCCGAATGTGACAGCGTTGCCACCAAGGTTGTTGTAATTTGTAATTACAGTGTCTTGTACAATATTAAAGCCGCCGCCGGTGGGATCCAGTCCATAACTAGCTTCAAACAAAGTATTATAATCGCCAACTGTTTTAGCGTCCCACGATAGTGACGAACCATTATATTCTTTCACTACCAAGTTTAGGCCGCTGCCAACTGCACTGGCCTTTTGCCATACTGAACCAGTTGGACGACCCAAGTTGGCAGCCAAGTTAGAACTTTGCCAATTAGGAATACCATAATACGGAGCTGCGTTGGTAGCTGCTGCCAAATAAGTACCTGCTGTAATACCCAAGTCAGTTAATGGTGTGTTATTACCGTTGCTAATAGCCACTGCGCCATTGGTCGCAGACTGTGTAGCAGTAATAATAATTTGATACGCAGAACTCAATCTTGCTGTGACACCGGTTATGGCTGCGGAATTAATTGCAGAAATCACTGTTGTCAAATTCGAACCAGTAGACACCGTTACATTAGTGCTGTTAATTCTAATATTTGCGTTTGCGCTGATTGTTGCATTGGCCACACTACCTGTAATGGTAGGTATACCTGCTTGCCAACCCACGTTACCAACCAGTTGCCATGAATTATCATAGCGTTTGTGGAAAATAGGATTAGTGTCTAATAGAGTATTAACTGCATACTCGCCTATTGCACCTGTAGAAACGTTGGGAACGTTGCCGGTTAATTGTGCGTTACTTGTTATAACTATGACTGCCTCGGATGCAAAACTTTGTGTGCTGGCATTCCATTCATAAATGCCCCAATTGGTATTGGCAGTGTCCAACCAGAAACTACCGTTTGCTGGATCTGCCAATGGTCTAACTGTGGTTCCTGCAATGCTGGCCATATCAATGTTAGCACGTTGAACATACATTGTGTTGCTAACGCCTAACGCACTGTATGCCGCTAGTAAACCATATTCATTTTGCTCGTCCCCGTTGATTGGAGCTCCGCCTGATGTTGTTTTAAAAATAGGCGTACCAAAAGTTGTAACTAGGTCACGTTGACTAGTGATGTTATATACCTTGCCAGCATTTTCCACTAGTGTGCCTGATGCTATCGATGTGCCGCCTGGTGCGATTTTATCCTGTGCTGTTGCCAAAAGAACATACGCAATACTACCGACTGCGGTTGGTGCATAATTGCTTTGATCAATTACCGTAACTTGTACGCCTGGAGAAACTAATGCCATGTTTCATTTCCTCATAAATCTATAAAGATATTTATCGAAAGTAATGAAATATAGTCTAGTTGGAGTACCTTTCGAAATGATAAGTATTTTACAATGAGATCTATATGCCCAATTTGCCACCAAAACCCAGTTGCTATAAATTATACCAGCAATGGTAAAACAAGATATAGAAAAATTTGCAACAGTTGTGACAGACAAGACAAAAAATTAAAACCCATTCCGCCACCTTGGTTTAAAGCAGGGTATCGAAAAAAGCCCGTTTGTGAAAAATGCGGATATCGGGCCAAATACTTAGAAAAACAAATGACTGTGTATCATGTTGACGGTAATTTAAAAAACACAACCACAATGAATTTAAAAACAGTTTGTTTAAATTGCAGAGTCGAAATTGCCCACAGCAGGCTACCTTGGCGGGAGGGCCCGCTTACACCAGATTTTTAAGTTGACGATACAGTTCTTCTACTGAATCATTGTTATCAATGATAAGATCAAACTCTGTACCAGCCCAAGAAAACTCGCTGGCATGAATTGCGTTAAGTCCCAACCATTCCCGAGCTTGGTTATCGCCCCTATTGGCAGATTCTGCAATACTGAACCATGCTGGATCCGGTCCTCGCACAATTCTAATTATGCGGCCACCGGCTCTGCGTATACTGGCAATTTCGTTAGGAAATCTACAATCACTGATTACAATGTGATCTTTGGCTGTGCGCAGTTTATTTTCTACACTAGCAATCCAAATATCATCATGGAACGCTTTTCGGCACACCTCTGTGCCCCATTGTTGTAGCACATGTCTCGGGGTTAAATTGGGCATATTCAGACGTTGACTCCACCATGGATCAATTTGTTCCCGCCATTCACGGGCCGCTTTAGTCCGACCTTCTAATAATTCTCGATCCCAACCGAACACTGCTGCTACTGCGTCTTTGAGAGTTCCTGCATAACTTTCTCTTTTAAATTCATGAAAGTTTACCAAATAATCTGCGGCAGTGTCTTTGCCTGCGCCAATCAAACCACAAATACCTATAATCATAAAAAAGGACTCCCTGGAGACCTTATTTTACATTATCCAGTGACCCATGTCAACGGTTGTGACCCATCAACATAATTTTTTAGTTCTTCTTCCAACTTTTCCATTTCGGCCTGTGCTTCTTGCAGTAGGGCTGCACCGTTCAAACTGCCGCCACCTTGTGGGCCAGCAATTTGACTGAACTTGCCGCGAGCTTGGCCTAGAATCGATTTACAAAACGCAAGAGCATATTCTTGTAACCAGGGATAAACCATTGGATCACTCAAAAGTAAACTGTCGGGTTTATGGTTAAAAATCCACAATAACACACTTTCCATGTTGTTTGTCTCAGGGTCTTTGTCTGGGAATAACACCGTAGCTTTTTGCAGGTCCGAGCCAGTGACTGAAGTTGCGCCCAATGACTGACTAGCAGTTACCGTAATCGTGGTGCCGTTAACTGTCAGAACTCTATATTCTCCGCTATAGCCTCTGGTAGGACAATTTTGAATATAGATACTATCGTCTACCGCAACTGTTTGCAATGGCGCTGATTTCAACACTATAGTTATAGTGCTACCTATAGTTGTCCCACTCGAGGACAAACTTGTTAATGAAACACTTTGGCCGTTGTCGTAAGGAATTTTCCTCACCAGAGTAAGTTTTTTAGTTACACGGTTCCAAGTGTAGTTCATATACCCACCAAACATGGTCATGGCCAGTTCTTGATATTGGGTGAACAGTTCGTAGTTGGTCAATCCGCCGACACGGCCTGCAACTAACATATATGTGTTCAAATAACCGCTGGCAAAGGGTTCAAATTGACTAGCTGTTGTGCCACTAACACTACCAATGCCTCTTCGGAAGATTTGACGCACTTCCATGATATAATTGGGCAGTATGTATTCTTGTACGTTGGGCATTAGATCCAAAAACGCATAACTTTCTTCAACTGCGTTTTGAGCTTTTTGTCGATATTTGGTAAGTGCTTGTTTAATTGCTAGATCGTAATGCTCTTTATCCAACTCAACGTCAACAATCTGATCACCTAGACGTAGACGAATGTAATCAACCATGTCATTGCGTAATTGATTAAGTGTTTGAATTTGTGGGTTAGCCGCTATAGCAGTGGCTTGACTAATGGGACCAGGACCGCCAAGGTCCTGGGTTCTAATGCTTAAATCGTTTTTTAGATCTGGCTGTATTAATGTTGACATAAATGAGTCCTATAGCCATATTTAGCTATATGAACTCAGATGCTATGCAACTTTTAACAACAACCAATCCACACTGATACGACCAGTTAACTTGGTTTCTGTGGCTTTGATATCGTCCAAGAACTTTCTAAGTTGGACTTTGCCCGCTTTGGCAAACTCTTTCAGCTTTTCATCCGGTTTACGTAGAGTTTTGCTAGTGGACTTGTCAGTGTCGAAACCTTCAATGCTGGTGCCTTTGATACTGAGTTGCTTGTATGCCGCAGCCACATACTTTCCGAGTTTTCGTGTTTTGGAGTTGTAGACCCACAATTCGCTGGCTCCGATTATATCCGCAGGGTTGATAGAGACCATTTTGAGTGACGCATCAGATTTCGCATACTTGAGCTTTGCAACCTGCTTTTCTTTACTAGGAGCCTTCTTAACACGAGCTTTCTTAGTCGCTTTTTTGACTCCACGGTACTGATCCACTGCTAACAATAGATCATCGATCCAGGCAATGATGCGTTTGAAATCCGCTGCCTTGAGGTGGCTATAACCCTCTTTGAGTTGGGCATCTTCTTTTCCCTGTGCGCCTACTAGTTCGGCCTTGCGCTTGCTGTACACGGCCTCGTACTTGCCCAACTGACTCTGCGCCACATTGTTGGCAACTAAAAAATCATACAGTTTAGTTGGATTTTTAACACCTGTTGCGACGTCGTCAAAGACCCCCTCGAGTTCTCCGATGATTTCACTAGTCTTTTCATTTAGTCGATCCTGAATGGTGGGCACATGTGCTTTGGGCTTGTCGACGGCTGCTAGTGCAATTACTTCAGGTTCGGCTTTGTCAATAACTTCTTGTACGCTATTAATAATAAATTCAATGTGGCGACCACGAAAGGGCATGCCTTGACGATGTGCCATGATCAAACTGCACACTGTCATAGGTAACAAACGATCACCTGCACGATTAAATGCACGAATTTCTTCTGTTGTTAGTTTACTGTTCCTTTGCAACCATTCAACCACATACTTCTTGCAGTCCTTTTGACTATAGTAATAATTGTAGTAATAGAAACTCTTACGTAGGCGGCTATCAAATTTCTCTCCGTCCCAATCTGCAGATTCTGCCGGCCATTCGGGTTCCGGACCTGTATATTTCTCGTCTGCAAATGCAACACGTACAGCACGTGGTGCCTTAGTTTTAATCTTGATTCCTGCCACTGTTGCCATTACACACGCTCCTTTTTTACGCGGCCAATTCGGCTCGCTTTGTTCCAATCATAAACAACACCATCTGGACACACGCCATCCCGGATGCTGTCTACACCAAAAATTCCACACGCTTCAAATTCAAGACCTTTAATAGTCACAAACACCCCAACAGTTTTGGCAAAGATCATTGCTTCGTCTAGAGTTGAAAACTCGTTGAGTGGCAGATTATTTTTGCTTGTTATTTTATACATAGTGTAATTATACTACCAAATTGGTTTTATGTCAAATTAGTACATGAGTGCAGTAAATGTGCCCCACTGCCCAAAAACTGTAACGCATTCATCAAATTGAACTTCTAGTTCAGTGTACTTTAGTGTTATTTTTTTAAGTCTGCGACAATTTACAAATTCCCTGTCCAATTCATTCCATACAGAGCTGACATTTTTATAAAATTTAAACATTTTACTTTTGGGAACTATCCCCATGGATTGCAACTGGCTAAAGCATTCTTGCAATTTAGTATGGCTTTGGCTGTGGCGTTCGTACATGTCCATCCCATAATTATATAACCAAAATCATTAATTGTCAAACCCATAAATACACTATTATCGGAATCCAGTATGCCAAGACTAAGCATGTGGCGCGACAACCACACAAATGATTATAAATTCTTTGACCAGCGTATCAGCGAAACGTTTACCATCGGCGGTACTGGTATTTTATTACACAAGTATTTAGGACCCACTGCACAAGCCAACGCCTATGTTACTACAGGAAATACCAGTGCCAACACAAGAACTTTATATTTTGCCAACGTAAGCACATTTGAAGCAGGGCAAACAGTTTCTGGTGTGGGCATACAAAGCAATACCATAATTTTTAGCACCAATGTGTCTGCTAACTCTATCACTATTAGCAGTAATGCAACTTCCACCATTAGCACCGGTCGTCCCATTAGCATTTATTGGAATCAACCCAGTCAACCCAATTACACAAATCAAAGTCTATTGAACATACAAGATTTATTATTTTTAGAAAATAGAGATCGAAAGTATGATACCAGTGTTTATGTATTAAGAGGCATCTACAACGTTAGCGATAACGACTGGGACCTAAGTCAGTTTGGACTAATGTTGAGTACTGACACTATTGTCGTGACATTCCACCTGACAGACACTGTGGCTTCCATTGGAAGAAAATTGATGAGCGGGGATGTGATCGAGTTGCAACACAAAAAAGATTACTATCCATTAAACAGCGATTTACCCGCAGCATTGAAACGATTCTATGTCATTCAAGATGTAACATTTGCTGCCGAAGGATTTAGTCAGACCTGGTGGCCGCACTTGCTAAGAATCAAAGCCACACCACTCGTTAATGCGCAAGAATACAAAGATATTCTTAACAATATTACCGCTAGTGAAAGCAACGACACACCATTGGGTCAATTCATGACCAACTTCGACTTGCTCAATCAAATCAATGATGCAGTTATTGCACAAGCAGAAATCGACGTGCCCAAAAGCGGATACGACACAGATGTTCTTTATGTTGAACCTATTGCCAGCGAAGGGAATCCAGGTGACCCGTTGGGAACTCAAGTTGATGATACTAGCATACGTGTCGATAGCACAACTATACCGTTAGCAGACTCCGGTGTAGTTACTCCCGATACCACTATTCCTGCCTACTTGGGCGGTGACGGAACTAGCCCCAATGGTTGGCCTGTTACAGTCAGTACCAGTTTTCCGGGTCAGCCTGCCATCGGCGATTACGTTCTACGTACAGATTACATGCCCAATAGACTTTTCCGATTTGATGGTCGTCGTTGGATCAAAATTGAAGACAATGTGCGTACAACACTTACACCTGGACCAAATAATCAAACACAACGCAGTAGGTTTGTTAACGACTCCAGTACATTTACCAGTGTCGAAGGTCAAACACTTCCAACCAGACAAAGCCTTAGCAAGGCGCTTACCCCAAAGGCAGATAACTAATGGCTTTACAACAATTTTTTTACGACCAACAAATACGTCGATTTATCGTTCAGTTTATTCGAGTGGTGTCAAACTTCCAAGTTGAATTTGGTAAGGATCGTAGTGGAGTAACATCATTGCAGCGTGTGCCTGTTATATACGGAGACAGTAGTAGGCAGGTTGCCAGTATACTCACACAGGGCAGCGAAAGTTATCTACATACAGTACCTGCCATGGCAGTGTATGTTACTGGGCTGACATATGATCGTGATAGAGTGCAAAACCCAACGTTCACTAGCAAGATGCAACTGCGAGAGCGATACTATGATCCTTATTCTGGCAATTATAGCACACAGCAAGGTGACACCTTGACCGTTGAGCGACTAATGCCTGTACCCTATAGTTTGACCTTAAAATTAGACATTTGGACCAGTAATACTGAACAAAAATTACAACTAATAGAACAAATTTGTACTTTGTTTAACCCTGCACTGGAGATACAGAGCACAGATAATTATATCGATTGGACCAGTTTGAGTTACGTTTTACTAAATGACATTCAATGGACTAGTCGTACAGTGCCATCAGGCAGCGATGTTAATCCAATGGATATTGCAACACTGACTTTTATTTTACCAATTTGGATTAGTAGTCCGTCATTGGTTAAGAAAATGGGTGTGATTCAAAAGATTATTGCAAGTGTGTTTAACAGCGAAAATGACTTAGAAGATGCTATTTACAATGATAACAGACTGTTAAGCAGACAATACATAACCCCACTACAATACAGTGTGTTATTAATCGGTAATCAATTGAGTTTGGTGCGATACAACAGCCCTGTGGTGAACCCCATTGAATCGCAAGTGATTAAGAAAATCTCAGCCAACGTGTTGTCAAACACCACTGTAACATTGAGTAGCACAAATGACATTCAAACTGGCATGCGATTGTCTGGCACTAATATAAACTCTAATTGCACCGTTATTGCCATTAACGGTGACACTATTACAACTAACACAAACGTCACTGCTAATGTGGGTGATAGAATTAGCTTCACACTTTATTCTTATAAGATAGGCATTAGCGAAAATTGGAGAGATTTAGTTAATGTGTATGGAAATTTAACTAATGGCACAAGTCAAATTAAACTTGAATTGGACGACGGCAACGAAGTGATGGGCACTGTTGCATACCACCCGTCTAATGATAATGTGTTGTTATGGACTGCGGATGTAGATACTATGCCAGTGAACACACTCGAGCCAATTAATGCCATAATAGATCCAGAACGCAGTCGACCAAATAATGATTTATCGGCCGCAACATTGAACACTCGCTACCTGCTAGTTAATGATTATGTGGGCACAGAAGGTGACCAACCTACTTATAACTGGCTAGGTAAGGATGGCCAGGCACTAGTGGCCTATGCAAATGATATTATTCAATTTAACGGAGAATTTTGGTTTGTTGTATTTGACAGCGGTCAGGAAAATTCTGTACAATATGTAACAAACTTAACTAGCACGGTTCAATATAAATTTAGTAATGGCGCATGGACTAAAAGTTACGAAGGACCGTACGAAGCAGGAAAATGGGAACTGATACTCTAAAAGCCAGTTGCGGTGCATTAATATATTGCACTTCCACCAAACGATACTTATTTTTGCTACGCACCGGGGGCAAATACCCTAACACATGGGGTATTGTTGGAGGCAAAATTGAGCCAGGTGAAATTGAATTGATTGCATTGAATCGGGAGATCAACGAAGAACTTGGAGGGGAAATTAAGGGCGCACAAATACACAGTGTCAATCAATATATAAGTGATGGGGGTAATTTTACATACCATACATTTTTAATTCAAGTTGACGAAGAATTTGTTCCTGATTTAAACTCAGAACACAAAGGCTACTGCTGGGTTAAATTGGATGATTATCCTAAGCCGTTGCATCCAGGTGTTTACAAAACTTTTAAAATTAAAGAAACGCTCGATAAGATTCGCGAAACTGAACTAATCAAGTAACTCCGATGTCGCATTCGGAGATAAATTGTCGAATTCCGATTTGTCTAACGTTAGAACAATATTTCCAAGACTCAGGCATATCCTCGGATCCACCAGGCATAACTCTAATAAATTCTACATTTTCATAGGTATCAAAGACTTCTTTGCATTGTTTTTCCCATAGTGCGCCATCAATTTCCGATGTCTTGCTGCCGTATCCATGTGTGCCTGCGTAAATATTGTTATTAAAATGCGGACTATCTTGTCCGTCAAACCCCATAAAATAAACATGATTGTGTTTATCAAATGCGGCCAAATATAGTGCTGTGGCACCTGCACACATATTTTTATCAAACGGAATCAAATGAAATTTATCGGGATATTTTTTAATATGTCTTATTCCAGTAATCACAATGTTATTATCTGCATAACCTGACTCCACTACTTCCTTAACGATCTCAGGATGTCTGACTATTAAAAAGTGAGGATTGGTATCTCTATGTAATGCATTACATCCGTAGACTGTTAATTTTTTATTGGCAAGTAAACCACCTTTGTGATTGATCAACAGAGCAAAATTTATGTTTATATATTGTCTACTTAACCCATTGCCGATAACCAAGGACATGCCAGTGTTCCGATTAGTTATGGTATTAGGGAACCATTCCCGTTCTTGAATAACCCGACCCTGTACCTTGTTGGTACCGTGTATGATAAATTCACCTAAATAATCATTTCTGTATTGTTTTTCCATTGTAGTCTTCCTATTACTACTATTTAACCAATTCTGTATTATTTCCCATTATAATCTACCTACTACCACTTCTATTAGAGTTTGTTCATCGGATTCAAAATTTTCCAAAGATTTACCTACTACACATCCAGGAGCATAAGAGTATTGATTTAATTTTTGTGCTACGCCCGGAGTACTACTGGTGACCAGCAAGTCACCTTTACACACAGGCCCTTTGACTTGGCATGGTACACGACCTTGCAAGGCCACAGGTAAACCATCACACCCGCTGTTCATCAGGTATGCAGGATTAGTAGAAATGATGCCGGCTACTCGTGTGTCATGTGATTCAGTGGTTGTTGTTATTTCTTGTTCCCCACCAAATATAACAACAGTGCCAGGTGCATACTCTGCGTCTGCGATATAATTTTCTGCCAAGTCAGCATATTGTGCTGTTGTTGCTTTAGCAAATATTGTGTTAAATGTGGCTCCCGAAGCTCCGATGTTACCTGTACCCGAAGTTCCGCCGTTGACGATAGCGGTGGCATTGTTGCCGCTATTAACTGTTATCTGTCCTGACGCTGTAACAGAAGTAAACGATCCAGTGCTTGCTGTGGAATTACCGATCGGTGTATTTTGTAAACCGCCATTTGCAGTAAATGCGCCTTGATACGTTAATGGTCCGGAACCACTGCGACCCAAACTCAGCTGGGTACCATTACCAAATATCAGATACCCTTGCGATCCATCTTGCTGGCCTTTTAGTACCATTGTGTTGGCTAGGTTTATATCGCCTAGCCAAACATCATCACCGACTGCGTAATTTGTGCCATTTCCATTATTAGTAGAATAAACTTGGCCGCAGTAAACGTTTCCGCTTACACCAATGCCGCCGTTTGGTACTATCAACACACCGGTACTGGCACTTGTCGAAGTTATACTAGCATTGGCAATTACTTGTCCGTTGGCTTGATATAACAAGCTGGTTGCACCGCCAAAGCTCGAACCACCGTTATTAAATTGCACTTGTGTAGCAGTGCCGCCCGGGGGTGTGACTGATCCTGCACCCAAGTTAGTTCCAGCACCTGCAGCCAAACTAGATATATCAAAGTATCCGCCTCGGCTAGTACCGCCTGTTTCAAAAATCCTAAATTTGTTTTGAAAAACATCAACAGTAACACCAGTTGATAGTGTGGTATTGGTAACTGCGTTAGCTAATTGTAGTTCACCGCCTTCGTCCCCTGATCTGTTTGTGGATCTAATAAATTGTCCGTACACATATTCTGTTGCTGTTATGGACGTTACATTGGCGCTGTTGCTAGCTACTAAATTTCCAACTGTTAAATTAGCGTTGGCTGTGACTGTTAGGTTGCCGGCGGCTTTACCTGTGCTGGATGTATATACAAGGTTAAAGCCTTGTATGCTTTCTCGCCAAATAATGGCCACATTGGAGCCGCCGCCTTGACTACGATCAAACAGCTCACCTATGTCTCTATTGGCCACGTTACCAAAGTTGGTAATTGTAATTGGATCACTAAATGTAGTTAAGTTAGTGTTAAGATTATTGAATGCCGGTCTTGTTAATGCCATTGTCTATCTCAAATATTGTAGTATTTAGTAAAAAATAAAGGGTCCGAAGACCCTTTATTTTGAGTTGGCTTTTTTTATAATCTACCAATTACCACTTCAATTACGCCTTCGGTGCCATCAAAGTTTTCTAGCGATTTACCAATTACTGTACCCATTTTTGGATTAGCGTCTGCTCTGGCATAGCCGTTGCCTGCACTGATCATCATGTCGCCTTTACGTACTTGGCCTTTGACTAGACACGGTACACGACCTTGCAGTGCTATGGATACCACTTTGCCTGCACCTTCGTATGCGCTGTTCATCAAATAAGCTGGGTTTGTAGATACTACACCTGCAACTCTTGCTGTGGCATTCGATGCCAGTGTAACTTCTGATACACCGCCAAATTCCAATACAGTGCCTGGAGGATATACGTCATCGCTGGCATAATTTTCTGCCAAGTCAGCATATTGTGCTGACGTTGCTTTGGCATGGATTGTGTTGTATTGTAATACTGTGCTACCAATATTGGCACTGCCGTTTGCACTTGGTAAAATGCTGCCGCTGTGTGTTATAGCAGTTGAGCTAAACACCACTGTGTTGGCAGTTCCCCCCACTGTGACAGCAATATTTGAGCTAGAATAAACTTTAACGTTACTGGTTCCTGCTGTAATACTTGTGGCGTCAACACCAATCAATGAGCTACCGTTGGCACTCAATACTGCTGGGGTGGTTCCGTCCGGACCAAAGAAAGCAATAGTGTTGCCTGCTGTTTCTTTGATTACAATATTGCCCATGTACAATGTTGTGCCGCTTAACCATAAATCTTTCCAACGACGTGAGTTAGAACCCAAACCATATGTCACATTGGCACTTGGCATAATATTACCAGTGAATCTAGCCTCGCTGTTAGCTTGAATACTGAACGATTCATTTCCAGCAGTTCTAAATGTGGTAATTTGACTACCTGCAGCAGGTAAGTCGTAGAACAGACCTGTTGTACCAGCAGCGTCTGTGATGGTTGTAACCTGTGTTGTTGTTACGAACACACGGAAGTCAATTGTGTCTGTGCTAGCTGGAGCTTCTGTAAATGTAACCACGTTACCTGCGATGCTGTATGCGGCAGTTGGTTCTTGTACCACACCGTTGATACTGACTATGGTACCTGCTGTGGTTGCGTTGGCAATCGGAATAGTAAACGATGTTGCAGATCCGTTACCAGTTTGTGTGTTAGCAGTTACAATAGTAAAGTTTGTACTAGGAACATTCCAGGCACTACCATCATACCATTCTGGCAAGTTTGATGTTGTGCTGAAACGGAACATACCAATAACTGGTGAACTGGGTCTTGCGGCAGTGGTTCCTTTTGGCAACATGATACTGTTGTTTGTGGCAAAATCTATTACTGTGCCTGTTGTTGGCGTAGCAGTATTAACACCAATCTGAGATCCAGTAACTACAAATGTATTGGCTGTGGTGCCTTGAATAACTGTCCTGCTGTCATTCAAACCACTATTGAATGTGGTTGTGCCTGTGCCATTTGGATTGATAGTCAATCCAGTGTTGGTTATGTTGCTGCTGATTGTGGTGTTACTGAATGTAACGTTGCCCAAGTTGGCTGCTGTTTGTACATTCAATGTGCCTGCAATACCTGCTCCGCCAATTACCACCAACGCACCAGTAGTTGATCCTGTACTTGCTGTACCGCTGTTAGCAACAATATTGCCACTAGCAATGATTGTGCCAGTCGAAGTTATTGTGGTAAATGCGCCTGTACTGGCTGAAGCATTACCAATTGGTGTTGATTGCAAACCGCCATTAAAATTGCCTGCACCAGTGGCTACCAATGAGCCTGATAGTGTAATACCAGTACCATTGATGTTGCCAGTTACACCCAGTGTTGTGCCAATAGTTGCACTACCTGTTAATGTGGCACTTGTACCATTGATGTTGCCAGTTACACCCAGTGTTGTACCAATAGTTGCACTACCTGTTAATGTGGCACTTGTACCATTGATGTTGCCAGTTACACCCAGTGTAGTGCCGATTGTGGCAGATCCGTTGACTGTTAACGCTGCACCGGTTATGTTACCTGTTGCACTTACAGTAGTAAATTGACCAGTGCTGGCTGATGCATTACCAATCGGAGTTGCTTGAATACCGCCTAATGCACTCAATGATGTGATTGCGGTAATTGAGCCGTTGCTAGTTAGTCCTGCACCTGTAATGTTGCCAGTAGCACTTACAGTAGTAAATTGACCAGTGCTGGCTGATGCATTACCAATTGGTGTTGCTTGTAGACCACCCAAGTGCTGGCCAGCGCCTGTTGTAACTATGGAACCACTTAGTGTAGCACCAGTACCGTTGATATTACCTACAACACCCAGTGTGCTTCCAACTGTTGCGGATCCGTTAACGGTTAACGCAGATACAGTTGTGTTGCCGCTTGAACCTACAGTAGTAAACAGAGCTGTACTTGGTGTTACGTTACCAATTGGAGTATTTTGAATACCACCCAGTGCTTGTAAAGTTGTACCCACTACTGCACTAGTATTAACTGTTAAACCGTTAACTGTTATGTTACCAGTATATGTTGTTCCACCCGAAACACTTAGCGTACCAGAAACAATAGTGTTACCTACTCTGATTTGATCATATTGAGCATTGGTAAAATCAACTGTGATACCAGGCTCAGCAACAACGTTACTGAATAATTTCCAGGTACCGTCTGTGTTGTCTCGTACGAAACCAGTGTGCTGATAAATGTTAGCATTGACGTTGCCTGGGTTACCACCTTGATATTGACTATAAAAACCAATACTGTAGTTATATGGGAAAATACTATTAGCAGTTAGGTATAATAACGGATCTTGAACTGACAATGTGTTTGCTTGGATCGCAATAATGTTACCAGCATAGATGTTACCAGTAACATACAAGTTTTTATTAACGCTTGCGCCGCCAGTGACCTGTAAAGCTCCAGTACTTGCACCTGTTGCATCTGTTGCATTGGTAATAGTAACAATACCTGACGCACCTAATGCTGTGGTAGAAACGTTACCAATAGTAGCGTTACCAGTCACGCCTAATGTTGTACCGATTGTTGCGCTGTTGTTTACAGTCAATGCACTGGTTGTTACGTTACCGCTAGAACCAACTGACGTAAACAAAGCAGTGCTTGGTGTTACGTTACCAATTGGGGTTGCTTGTAAACCACCTAAACCACTAATAGTTGTTATGGCTGTGATCGATCCGTTGCTGGTCAATGCAGCGCCTGTAACGTTGCCTGTTGCACTTACAGTAGTAAATTGACCAGTGCTGGCTACAGCATTACCAATTGGGGTTGCTTGTAAACCACCTAAACCACTAATAGTGGTTATGGCTGTAATTGAGCCGTTACTAGTTAGTCCTGCACCCGTAATGTTGCCAGTGGCACTCAATGTTGTAAATTGACCAGTGCTGGCTACAGCATTACCAATTGGTGTATTTTGTATACCGCCTGCAATAGTAATAGAATTTACAGTTATTGTACCAATTACACTGGCATTACCTATAGTTGCATTTCCAGATACGCCCAAAGTGGGCACCGTAGCACTGCCTGTTAATGTCAAACTTGATCCAGCAATGTTGCTGGTAACACCTAGAGTACCTCCAACGGTTGCATTATTGTTAACTGTTAGAGCATTGGCAGTTACGTTGCCACTTGCGCCCACAGTTGTGAATAATGCTGTGCTTGTTGCTGCATTACCAATTGGTGTTGCTTGTAGACCACCCAAGTGCTGGCCAGCGCCTGTTGTAACTATGGAACCAGTTAGTGTAGCACCAGAGCCATTGATGTTTCCAGTCACGCCCAGTGTTGTACCAATTGTTGCAGATCCGTTAACTGTTAATGCTGCACCTGTTAAATTGCTACTGAATCCGCCTGTAGTACCTTGAATTGCTCCGTTACTGGTCAATGCATTAACAGTGGCAGTGCTGAAAACACTCAACGTTGATCCTAGGTTAACTGCGCCCAATCCAACCAGTGTGTTGGCCACTGTTACTGTGCCTGCATCACTACGGATAGTCATTGCACCGGTAGAATTTAATGTGTTGCCGCTAATTGTAAAGCCACCCAGTGTGGTTGCACCCAATGCTGTGGCATTACCAAACACCAAGTTACCATAAGCTGTAGTGGCAATGTTGCCTGTAGTTAAACCGTCTTCTGTGGTATTAATGAATACAAAGGCACCTTGATTTTCTTTCCAACCAATGAATCTGTTGCCGCCGGAGCCTCTAATTAACACCAACCCTAAATCAAAACTGGTACCTGCATTGCCTAGGCCCAGAGTTAGTAATGGGTCTGTGATCTGTGTTGTGGTGCTTTGAACTGCTGTGACGTTGCCAGTAACAGTTAGATTGCCGTTTAACACCAAATTACTGTTAAACGTCAAATTGTTGTTCATTTTATCGCCGGTAAGTGTACCACTGGCGATTTTAACGTTTGTGATTACTAAATCGGTAATCTGATTATTTTTAATTCTTGTAATAGCCATGTCAAACCCTTGTTTATAATACTATTTACCAAAAAGAAAAAAAATGAGTTCGTTGACGTTAAAAAGAACTTTGAATATTTGCTCTAATCCACGTATCAGTGGCCACACAAATATAAACAAAAGTGGAATTATAAGCAACTTGGCCGGCTACGCCATAGCTCGAACTAGATGCGGGCACGTTATTGCCTATTAGATTCAAGCCAGCAGCTTGGCCACCAGCAATAAATCTAATGTCCACTGTGTCTGTACTTAGTGGAATTTCTGTAAAAGTAATGGAATTGTCAGCTACAGTATACGCAACCCCGGGAGTTTGCTGTACACCGTTTAAGCTAACTAACACACCACCGGTTGTAGTAGTTTGATTCAACGGATAAGTATTCCCTGAACCATTTCCTGTAAATGTTTGATAGCTAACTGCTGTAGTAACAGGAACCCACGAATTTCCGTTGTAGTATTCTGGAGATGTTAAATCTGTATTATATCGCAAGCTACCTGCAGGTAATCCTGTCTGCTGTCTAGCAGTATTTCCGCTAGGAATCGCCACAGCATTTCCTGTCATCGAGACTATACCGTTACCTGTCGGTACTATCGTAATATTAGCACTGGCAAGATCCGAACTGATCGTTGTGTTAGAAAAAGTAATGTTACCGGTGTTGCTAGAAATCGACGCGACACCTTTGCTGCCAATATATCTATAGCCTTCTATAAACACCACATTGCCAGCTACTGCTGTGGGAACGCTGGTATCGTTAAAATTTAACAGCCCTGCTTGCGGATCAAAGAACCAAGCATCGTTATTTCCGCTACCATCAGGAAATAGTCGTGTGCCCGTAGCGGCAGCGTTGGCTGCACCGGCTGGTGCAGCCCACATCCTGGGTTGGTAGGTTGAACCAAATTCAGTGCTGATCCAATCCTGTAAATTAGTTACCCAGGTTCTGTTGGTAGTAGACGTAGCATCGTTGACCATTTGAACTGCGGTAGTTCCTGTGTAGACTCTTACTACTGCGGTATTGGCCACTGGAGCAGTATTCGGTATTAAGTTACTATAGACCCATAGTGTGTCGCCACGTATCAATAACGGGCTAGCATTGGCTTCGTTACTGGCACTCTTATTCGAGCTGGTATCTGTCTTGGCTACACCAAAACCTACCTTCTTCCACAAATAATCAACTTTCTGTGCGTCGGTTACTGCCATATTAGTTTGTTGCTGTTACTATACTTAATGCTGTTACAGTCTGACCTGTATACAGTTTCAATCTTACAAAAATTTCATTAGTAGCTGTGCTACTACTACTTACCGTACCAAATGTACAGGTTTTACTTTGTGTGCCTGAACTGTTTGATACAAATATTCCTCCTAGGGCACAACCGTTAGATCCGTTACCGCCTGCGCTTACGTTTGCTCCAGGTACACCAGATCCGCTATAAGCAGTTCCCATGTCTATCCATCCGTTCAATGTGCTGGTACTGTCAATGGTACTGCCCGGCAATGCTACCCAAACGTTGCCCACATTACCTGTTACACTGATGTTAAATTTACTAACTGTAGTTCTTGTAAATCTAAAAGTAAAGTACTGCGGGCCAGTTCTACCAGAACTCAAATTTGGTCCTACTGGCAAATAACCGGTGCTGTAATTTGTTTGGTCATGTTTTAATACTGCGGCTACCACTGTAGCGTCGTATGTTTGTAGTGTTGATGTTTGGCTGTTAAATGCTGTGTTAGCTGTAATAGCCGGGGTATCTGTGCTACCCGGGTTGATTACACGCAGAGCGTTTCCGCTGCCACTACCCACGCTGGTTACTGTAATGCTAGTTTCTTCGATTTGCGTACTAGTTCCTGTCTTATATAAAACTGTTACACCAGGGCTAAAACTGTTCGACCCTGTAGCATAACTGTTGTCTGCTGTTAATGTGGGACCAGAGCTACTAGAACCAAATCCTGATATCACTGCTGCTGTTGTTGATATAGATGCATTGCCTGAACTTACATATAAGTTTTGGGCTAATGGCCAAGTTACGCCAGCAGCCGCATAAGTTACACTGGCAGGTGCTGCTATTGCACCGCCTGCTGTGCCTGTTACAAAAGCATATGCACTTGAGCTTGCACCGCTTGGGAACATATCGCCACTAAGTCTATTAACGTTAGCTGTCAATGTGAAAACACTAGAACTATTTAAATGAGGAATGGTACTAGAGTAGGTAGAACTATTAGTAGTCAATGAAATGTTAACGTTACTCCATGCTGGAGTTCCTGGTGCGCTGGCATCATAATACCAGTATGGTGTATTTGTTCCGCCAGCAGCGTTGTGTACGATGTAAACTTCATTCCACCCAGCTGGCACGTTGCCACTCAAACTGCTACTGAAAGAATACCAAAAACCCGCAGTGACGTTTGATACGTTGGCATAGTCACCACTGCGTGTGATAACCAAGTTACCATATGTACCGCTAGAGTTACCTGCAATCAATGTGACATTGCCAACTGCTACACCATTTCTATATGCTGTTACTGTGCCTGTGTCTCCGGGGCCCACGTTGGCAATAGTAGAAGTTGTATAGGTAGTTGCACGTCTTACGTTTGAAACGCTTGTGCCGCCTGCAACCGATTTATTAGCGCCTGTAGTATTGTCAGTCTGTATAAAATTACACATACGGTAAGTGCTTAATGTACTAATCGTTAATGTGCTACTACCCGGAAATGTCGGAGGTGCTGTTGGTACTAATTTACCTAATACGTAGTTTAACTGAGCAATGCCATCTGTTACTGTGGTAGTATTGGTCAATGTTACTGCGTTACTGACCAATTGGCCTGCTGTATTAGCACCCATTAAAACATTGCTACCTAATATTCCTGTTAAGACTCTGCCATTACCTGTAACATAGTCGGCATATAAATTTCCGGTAATTGTTAGTGCCACGTTGGCACTGGAATTATTAATACCCACGCGACGATTAACCACATCTAAGTAGATTAAGTTGCCATCGAAGCTTAGGTCTTGTCCTTGGCGAGCTAGGTCGCTTTGTAACATGACTCCGGAAATTTTTCCTATAGCCATTTGTTACCCTTTATGATGCGTTTGTACTGTTGAAGTTGTGCAGTACTGTAATAGTTTGTCCAGCAGTACCGTTTGTTGGATTCAACGCCAAATATGCATTGCCTTGGAACTGATAGTTAGTTCCAGGAATCTGTTGTACGCCGCCAACAAATACCATTACGTTGGCTTCTTGTCCTGCACTGTAAGTATAGGTCATTGGACCATATTGTGTAGTAGCGTTAGCAGTAGTGAATGTGTCTTGAATAATATTAACGGTACCAATTTTGGCAATCTGATTCCATACATTGTTGTAGAACAACTCTACTCTGCTTTGTGCCACGTTGAATCTAATTAAACCGTCTTTGGTAGCATCGCCGTAAGCACTGCTAACTACCATTGGTAATTGTGCTGCCAATGCGCCTGGAGCTAATTCTGGATTTTTAAGAAAGCGACCCATTATTAGATTCCTATAGAACTTACTGTTACTGATGTGGTGCTAGCATTGCTTACGTTAGCCTGAATACTATCATTATTGCCTAAAATAAATTTTTCTGCGTAGACGATTTGTGTGTTGTATGCAGAAACAGATAAGTTAGAATAAATGATGTTTTGACTATTGGCTGTAAATCCGCTAGGTACAATATAAACGTTAACTGTTTGCGCAATTGAACTATAATTACAAATGTGAATAGTTGTTATTGCACTGTTACCGGAACTTACATATATGTTTCCTGCCGATGTGCCTAATGCTGATGTTCTGATTGCCATTTAAAATTCCTTAACCAAATATAATGCTGTACTTAATTGCAGCCGATTTACTAGCTAGCTCGTCTGCTGTGCCAGAATTATTAAAATAAATTCCTGTGCCACCGCTGTTTACAACACCAGTTGTTAAATTTGCAGTGCCCAATGTTATGTTAGTTGCGTTTAGATTACCGGAAATTGTCATTAATGAATTTCCGGTCCAAGTTAAATTTCCACCTACGTTGCTGACTAGTCCATCAGTTTGGTAATAGGCCAATTGATATTGCTTACCTTGGTTAACTGATCCAGTTGTTGCACCGGCAGTAGAAATATTAGCATATCCTGCAGGGTTTCTAATATTGCTGGTAATCTGCCAAGCCTGTACTGTTTCGTTCCAATAAAGTGCAGGTATGTAGTAACCAGGACCGCGATATATTTCGATGCCACTGTTGCCAGAAAATGGACTTGATACGTTGGAGTCAAGTGTAATCGTAGGATCAGCAGTGCTGATGTTGGCCACATTGACTACAGAAGTATTTCCTTGTACATACAAGTTACCATAAATTTTTAAAGTGTCGGTCGTAACTATAACATTGGCTGCTGGGGCCACCGTTGTTAAATTATAATCGCCTGTACCAATACGCTTTGTGACGCTCATTATTAATCCCAATTATATGATATTTATGCTTGGTAAAATAAAGACAAAAAATGGGCCGAAGCCCATTTATTGTAATATTCGAAAATATTAAGCGTAAGCTACTTGCACAAATGTGTCTGTAGGAGCAGCTAAATGGTAACGGAATCTGTTAGGATTATTCGCACCAGTGAAACCACCTGTAGTACTAGATTCAGGTGTGCCGCCATCCAAGAAGTCAAATACAAATTTGTTAGAAATTTTGCTAGCTTGGAAAGTAGAAGTAAATCCAGATGTGTTTGAAGACACCGTTTGAGTTGAACCTAAAGCCACAGCAATGTTAGAACCAGAGTTAATTGCAATCAGTGTAACATTTCCTGTAATACCAGAGTTCAATAAGTTGATAGTTTGTCCAATTTTAAAGTTAGCATTACCACCAAGTTGAATGTCGCCTGCGTTCCAAGTAATGTAAGCAGATGTTCGATTTGTATAACCAGAGATAATGCCTGTTCCGATGTTAGCAACGTTAGCATTACTAATATTAGCAACCGTACATAGAATACTCATTGTATTGGCTGCTGTCGGTGTTCTTAAGTTAACAAGAGTACACTCGCCAACGTTTTGAACTGTACCAGTTCCTGAACCAGCTGCTTTGGCAACGAACACTTCGTTGGTGTTAGCATTTGGACCTGCACCCATCGCTACCCAGTCTGTGTTACCCACGGAGTTAATTCTATAAGCATTACCAAGTGTAACGCTTTCGTCGTTAACAGTGTTTTCGTCTGACACTTGAAACTTGTGTGCACCTTTTTGACGAATAATGCTACCAACAGAAACTGTTGCGCTGCCAACTTTTACGTTGGGCTGAATTTGACGACCCGTTTGTGCTGTGAAACCACCTGTACCACCCACATAAGTTCCAGCTGGAATCTGTGTAGGCATTGTATAACGGTCAACCATTGTAGTAGTTGAGTCTGGGTTTGTGTATGTTTTTGTAATTTTTAATTTTGCCATTTTTTACTTTCCTTTAAAATGTTAGCGTTCTAGGCTACCCGAAGTGGCACTCCGAGAGTTCATTGGAACAAGTATATTTATAGCATAGTCAACAAAAAAGCCCCTTGCGGGGCTTTTAAGTAACTTCCCATCCCGGGGTTTAGTCTTTCCTGGATTACTGGAATGATAGGTTAGCAACAGAAATTTCGCTAACGTAGTCACCAGCATTACCTAGAGACGATGCTGTGTTTGTCAACTCAACATATCCGTAACGAGTCATAAAGCCTACGACTGGTTCGAATGTGCTTGGGTCTAGAACAACACCAGAGCTCATTAGAGGAATGTATGGGCAGTAGAACGCTGCGGCATCAGCCTCAGATGAACCTTTGTAACCTACTAGAACAGCTTGGCTATCGCTAGCATAGCTGTCAACGTAGATGCGCATTGCGCCGTTCAATGTACCAACAAACTTGGTGTTTGTAGGTGCTTCGAATGTGCCTTCTGTTGTACGAGCAAACGCTGAAGTAGTTGCAGATTGCAATACTGTCAATGCAGCTGGAGAAACAACAGCCCAGTTACCTGCGCCACGACGTGTGCGTTGTGCGATCAAGTTAGCTGCACGGTTGATAAGAACAGCCAAAGCAGCGTGTTCGTCACCAACGAATGTAGCTGTACCGGATACAGCGGCTTGGTCGTATGCGAAATCTGTAGCTGCCAACGAACGTAAAGAACCTAGGATCTCTTGGTCGATTTCAACTGTGATTTCTTGTGCTAGAGCAGCCATAATTTCTGCTTCGATGTCCAAACCATGCATAGATTGTGCATCTTGCGCGGCTTCAAATGTCCAACGTGCAGACAATTTACGTGTCTTAGCTTCAACAACTTGCTTCAAGATCTGTACGTTGATCTTGCGTCCTGGTGCACCTTCTAGTGAAGATGTGCTAGAAGCACGGCCTGTTGTCAAGCTGCCAGAGTAAGCTGTGGCAATCTTGAATGGACTTAGTGCTTCGTCACCAGCAGTTGTGCTTGTGTCGAATGGACTTGGAGCTGTTGCTGTAGCAGTTTCACCGTAGCGAACACGCAATGTGTGAATCTGTGCAACTGGACCAGTCATGGGCTGTACACCAACGATTTCGTTAGCGATAACAGTAGGCATAACACGACGGATAACTGGTAGAATAACACGGTTAAGTGTAGCTACGTTACCTGCAGATGTTGCGCCAGCTGTTGCATTTTCAGCCAAGTGCTTGCGAGTGTTCTCTAGGATAACACCCATTGTGGTTCTGCGAGAACCGTTTAGACCTTCTAACAGGGCATCTTTGGTTTCGCCCCAGCGGCCTTCTAATAGTGCTTGTGTCATTTTCTTTTTCCTTTTAGGGTTTACTTTAGCCCTGCTAAACGCTTGATTTCAACTACATTATTATAGTCGGGTTCCGCGCTGACCTTAGCAGATTTATCACCAGTCACTTCAACACGGCTCTCTGTTAGCGCAGGTTTTTGGCCTTTTGCTACAGTTGGGCTATTGTTTAAAACAGCTGGCAAATACTTTTCGTATGCAGATTGCAATTTAGGCGTCTGCACACCTTCTAATAAGCTAACCATAACGGCTTGCTTCTCTTTGTTTAGAGGCTTCAACAACTCGTTAAGAGTAGCTTGGCGCTCTTGTGATTCTTTAATGATTCGCAGCTCACGGTCCTTGGATTCAACCAAAGAAGTTTTTTGTGCTACAAAAGTTTTTGCTTCTGCAATTACACGATCCTTTTGTGCAACAACTTGGCGTAGTTTTGCAATCTCTTGGTTTTCGTTCAAGTGAGTTAAACTAAACTCGCCTGCGAAAGCTTCAAAAATTCTACGACCAAACATGTTCTCGCGAGCAAGTTGGATATCTTCTTTTAGTTGAGTCATTTCAGACTCTAATTTCTTGGCCACAGATTCTTTTACAAGTTCAGAACTCTTAGCGACAAATTGACGCTGTAGTTGCTCTAGTTTGGACTGAGCCTCACGAACCAATTTAACTTTAGTTTCGACTACATCTTTTTTGTCTTTGGCAAATTCTTGGATTTCTTCTGCAAGAGCTTTGATAACAAACTTTTCAAGACGCTGTGTAGCTTCTTTAGTTAGTTTACGATCACTACGTAGTTCTTTAATTTCTTCTGCTAGTTTTCCAACTAGGAATTGGTCAAAGCGTTGTGCAGATTCCTTCATGCGTTGATTATAACGCACACGGTCAGCTGCTAGCTGTTGCTTTTCTTCCGCAAATTCGCGAATTTCTGCTTGGAGACTTTCTGTCACCATTTTATCAAGAGCTTCGACCATTACACCTTTGTCGTGTTCATAGCGTTGTGCGAACTCATCACGCATTTCTGCGCGAACTTGTTCACGTGCTTCATTTAACTTAGCTTCCCAAGCTTCATTGATAGATTGCTTGGTTTCTTCGTTAATGATACCACTGTCTACTAATGGTTTGATAGCATCAAACATGGATCATTTCCCCTTAAATTTTTAAGTCTTTGATGAGACGTTTTACTTCCTCAGCCAAAAACTTTTGTACTTTTTGATTTGCACCGGCATCATGTGCCATTTCGATCACTCTATGTCCATGGCGCATATTCAAAAGACCTTCATAAACAGCCTTAGGATAAGCGTTAGGAGCACTAGGTTGTGCAACGATATCAACAGTGACAATTTCAAAGTCACTGACATGTCCTGAGCTTTCATTAACGTTACCGCTACCTCTGCTCGAAACACCCAACTTCACTCCGCTTTCTAGCATAGTTGTTACCAACTGTCCCATTGGCGTAGGAAGTATTTTTAGTTTACCAAAACCGTTAGGGCCATCCATCCACATATCTGTGATCATATGACACACACGGTCTAGATTAATTTTTAAATCATCTGGATGGTCTAGTTCGCCTAACACACTATAACCATCACGGACTTGTTTATTAATAGCATCAACTGCTGTGGCAATTTCATCTGTGGGGTAAACACGCTGATTAGCGTTTTTTACTCCACCTTGAATGAAAATGCCTTTCATGTACAGGCTCTTCTTACCTTCAGCATTAGACTCTGCCAAAACTTCCATTCTGGCATTGTCAAATGATAAGTGTTCCTGTATTAAACCTCGCACAGTCTTAGTCCTTACTTAGCTAGAGGGCTTTTATCGTTCGTGCCGCTTTGCTCGCCTCTTTGGGCAGCAGGAGCCTTGGATTTAAAGCTATCGCCTTTTGCACCAGGAACGTTCTTAAACTGTCCTGCGTGTGGCAAGTTGCCTTTACCTTTAGTGTATTGGTTGTTTGGTTGTGGAACTGGTTTGTTGTCTGGGTCAGACTCTGTGCCGCCACGTGCGATATTTTGTGTTGAACCGCCCATATCGTTTTTGCCAGCAACAACAGATTTAGTGTTCTTTTCGCCTTGACGCTCGTTATCGCCTGTTTCTGCGCCTACATTTTGTCCTGTTGGAGTTTTTTGGTTACCTGGGTATTCACCGATTTTTTCAACATATTCACGTATCCACTCAGACTCGGTCATTTTCTTTGGTTCTTTTTTGCCCTTAAGCATTGTGTCTTTCTTAGACATTTTAGCTTCTTGAACGCTTTCTTCCATGTCTTCTTCATCTTCCGATGCTTCATTGTTGTAGTCTGATGTGTCTTCGTCATCAAGTTCCATCATGTCGTCCATGTCATCCATGTTGCTAGAGCCGTCACCCATTAGTGCGTCAAATTCGGATTTTAATTCGTCCAATGCATCTTCAAGATCCATTACACGATCTTCAATTGCGTCGTCTCCGCCTACATCATCATGATGATCATCGCTGCTAAACTCGTCGCGTACGGCGTCTGGATCCATGTCCATGTCCATGTCA